GCGATCGTGTCGGACGCCGAAACGGCTGCCGGGGACCACACGACCCCCGCTGCCGTAGGCGTGATTGCAGTGAGCAGCGCCATTCGGCGTCCTCCTTGATAGGCCCGCCCGAATGGCGGATAACGGTGAAGCGGAAGCTCGGAGGGGCTAGCCCTCGGTGACGAGCAGGTAGACCGCGGCGATGTCGAGCACCAGCACGCCAGTCGTCTCATCCCGCACAGGTGGCGGCGATGCCTCTTGCTTGATCAGCCCACAGGACCGGCCCGTGATCGTCGGCCTGACGTTCAACAGCAATTGCCGGACCCGGCCCGCAACCGAACGCGCCGACTGGTCGGTTTCGCCTGCGCAGTGGACGAACCAGCGGGTCTCACAGGTGCGGGTCTTGCCGTCCAGCGAGTCACCCAGGCGGCCGTTCGGCCATGCCACCGTCGGATACACCAGGACGTAGGGCCGGGTCGCACCGTCGGGCACGCCGCCCTCGTAGACCGGGATCAGGCCGTCGGCTTCGAGGATGTCCAGCGCCGTGCGGGCGTGGAGCTCGTCGAGCAGGTCCAGGGTGATGCTCACGGCAGGAGATCCTTAGACAGCGCCTCAACGGCGACCAGGAACTTCGGCTCCTCGTCGGCCAGAGCGGGCAGGCCACCGGGCACGGGCGGGCTGTGCAGGCCACCGAACTCGAGGACCGCACCGAGGAAGCCCTGCCGGTACGCGTCATCTTCGGGGCCGATCTCAGACGAGATCCCGAACCCGTTGGACGTCATGTCGTAGCTGATCGACGTCGGGATCCGCGGCGCGTGTGCGATGCCGCTCCACGACTTCTTCCAGGCGTTCTTGATGTTCAGCGAGCCCTTAGATACGACCTTGGCCGCGCCCGGAGCGGCGCCGAGAACCGCGCGGTCCAGTTCGGCGACCACCTCGTTGAGGCCGGTGATCGTGACGTCGCCGCTCATCCCGACACCTCCTCGATGCCGAGCCGGCGCGACGTGCCGTGGGTCTTGTCGAACAGTTCCCGCACCCAGTAGGTGCGGCCGGCCGAGTCCGGGTCCAGCGCCGAGGTGTTGATCGTGATGATGTCGTTGATCCGCACACCGGTCACCGCCATCGGCAACTGCAGCTCGCGCTGTGTCTGGAAGACGTAGGCCTCGGCGACAGTGGTCGGGCGGGACATGCGGCCCTGCTGCTGAAGGCGGCATTTGCCGGTGTAGACGGTGGTGGTGGTCGGCGTTACGGCGCCGGTCTGGGTGTTGGTGGTCTTGCCGGTGACGCGGGTGATCGTGCAGGTGTCGACCATCAGGTTCTCGGCCGCGAGACGGCCCATCTGGGTGACGGTGAGCGCTGACATCACGTCTCCGTCCTGGGTCGGGTCACGGTGCCGGTGTTCGGGCGCGTCACGGTGCCGCTGAACGGTCGGGTGACGGTGCCGAGGTCAGGGCGGGGCACGATAAAGCTCGGGACATGGCCGTCGGCGATCGCGAAGCCGGTGGCAGAAAGGCTGGCTGCCCCAGTCGTTGCGGGGACGACCGCCCCTGATGCTGCGAGCGTTCCGGAACCGCTGAGCGACGCAGCACCCGCCGAGATCACAGCGGGCCGAATCGCGACCATCACGGCGCGCATCTCAAGGTTGGTCGACGACCAGGACCAGGTCTGCGTGCCTGTCGCACCGGCAATCGGTTGCGACACAGCGGCAAGCGATGCGCCGCGGCCGGTGCCCGTGGAACTGGACAGCGTCGACATGCCCGCCGGCGGCGTCCACGTCAACCCCACGGCCGCGTTACCGCCGACCACCGTCATCAGCAGCGTGTCGTTCGTGACTGTCGTCTGCGAGGCGATGACGCAGTTGGCTCCAACGCCGGTGTTCGTGCCGACGCTCGGTGTCACGTCGAAGACGGTCACCGTGTTAGCGCCGGAGGTCCGGCACATGAACCCGGTCGCGCGGCCCGTTGTAAGGCCGGTCCACGTGTAGCTGGCCGGTTCGCTGTTCGTCGCGATCCAGGTGTCGATGTAGACCGAGACGGTGGTGCCCGGGTTGTTAGACCCTGCCGCCCGGTTCCAGGATCCCGGCTGAGTCGTCGTACCGCCCGAGGCGACGATGAACGCGGTCAGCGTCTCGCCTGCCGTCACGCCCGCCGGAACCGAAACCTGCAGGCTTGTTCCGGACGCCTGCTCGGCCCGGGAGACGCTGCCGAGGACTACGGGCGCAGCCACCGGCTAGTCCAACGACAGCGCGAGGCTACCGGCCGGGATCTTGAACGCATCCCCGACGCTGACGACCTTCGACACCGACAGCGCGCCGTACCAGATCCGCACCGGCGAACCGGCCGAATCCCACACCTCCACGCCGACGACCGTGCACGCCGGCATGCCGAGGAAGACCAGGTCTGCGGTGTTCGACGTCGACCCGCCCGATGATGCCGTGAAAGTCACCGTCTGCGGCGTGTACGACCCGCCCGCCACCTCGGTACCGGCCGACGAGTCGGAGCCGTTCGCGGTCATCAGGCGGCACTTCAGCGGCGCAGTCGGAGCCGTCGCCGAATTGCCGAGCGACCAGTCCAGCATCCGGTTCTCGAAGGTGTCGGTGATGTTGCCGGCCACGGTGTCCCCTATGCCGATTCGGTGACGTACGCGGGCGTGCCGTAGGCGTTGCGGATGCGCTCCTGCATGAAGTCCGTGAAGCCTTCAGTCATCCGCGCCAGCGCTTCTGCGTAGGTGACCTTGTAGTCGTCAATCGCCTCGGACGACACCGCGGGGTTCGGGTTGCCATAGCCGATCTGGGCGAGCGACAGACACATCAGCCGCGCGACCTGCAGATACTGCGAACCGGTGGCGAGGCCGTGCGTGTAGGTCACCTTCGCCTGCGCGGGTAGCAGCCAGGTCGTCTGCCAGCCGACACGGCGGAACAGCCGCTGGCCACGGATCGCCCAGTCGGTGATCGCAGTGCCGTCGAGCAGGATCGTCGCCACCGACACGATCGGCTTCTGCGGCAGGTCCAGCCACACCGACCAGTCCATGACGTCGATCACCGCAGTGTCGGTGACCTGCAGAATCCGCTGACCGGCAACGTCCTGGATCAGTCCAGTGGCCATCTCGATCAGCATCGTCGCCGTGTAGACGTCCAAGTCATCGCGTTGGAGCAGGGCGGCGAGGTCTCCTGGCGTCGCAAGCTGGTCAGCCATTGAAGACCTCGCCTCCCATCACTTCTGCCCGAACTTGGCGATCAGGTCGTTCTTCGTCATCGCATCGGCGTCGTTGACGTCCATGCCCTGAGCGACGGCGAACCCGACCCACTCGTTCTTCGATGCGTTCGGCTTCGGAGCGGCCGGCTTCTCAGCCACCGCCTCGTAGTCGGTGCCGTCCGGGTTGACCCTGCGGAGTTCACCGCGGACGACCTGGTTGGCGAGGTTCTCCCCGAGCGGCAGGTGCAGATCGAGGAGAAGCCCGCCGGGCGTGCGGAACCAGCCGACCTCCGGCGAGGCTTCCCCACCCATCAGGTGTTCCGGGGGGCGTTGAACGCGGTCACGGTCATGACCACGCTCGTTTCCAGGATCATCGAGCCGTCCGACTGCAGGAACCGGTTCGACTCGAACGGGCCGATCCACTGGGTGGTGGAGTTCGCGACGGTGACGGTCAGGTTGCCCTGACCACCGGCGACGTTCGGCGGGTTGTTGCTGGCCAGGATCGAGATCGTGCCCGAGCCGCCGGACGCGTTGGCGACACGGAGCAGGGTGCGCTCGGGGAACGCCTGACGCCGGTTCGGGGAGATGTCCGGGACCTGCAGGCCGTTGCCGGCGCCCGCGACGGTGGCGACACCGGTCGGGTCGGCGAGGTTGGAGTTCGCCACGAGGGCGCTGTAGGGAAGTGCAACGCGAGCCATGTGTCAGCCTCAGATTCCGGTCGGGCGCGTCACGCGCGCGCAAGCGATGGCGTCGGGGCGGACGAGCTTGCCGCCGTAGAGGTACAGACCCTTGACCGCGTCGGCGAACTTCGCCTCCGGCCGGTAGGCCATCACCTGGTTGATCTGCTCCGCGAACGACAGCGCCGAGTCGACCCCGGCCTGGATCACGTAGTCGGTGGAGATCTGCTGGCAGTTGTTCGACACCAAGATGTCGAAGCCCGCAGCGCGACCCACCAGACCGTTGCGTCCGGCAGCGTCGGCGCCGGAACCGTCCTGGCGCGAGAACAGCGACGAGAGCAGCAGCATGCCGTGCGCCCACGGGGGCACGATGCAGTAGCGGCCCTCGGTCGGCACGTTCGCCTGGTCGAGCAGCACCTTCAGCTGCACCAGCACCTTGTTGTAGAACTCCTCCGTCGCGGTCGTACCGATCGCCGTGAAGGTGATCGCCGCCGCCGAGGACGGGAAGTTCGCGGTCTGCACACCGGTGTAGAGGCCCGCGATGTACTGGTCCGCCTGGTCGGCGAGCTTGTACGCGGCGCGCATCATCACCGTCGGCAGGACGTTGCCCTTTGCCTGGCGGGCGTCCACGTCGTCGACCTGGAACGCGAAGTACTTCGCCTGGTCGATGACCATCGTGCGCTGGAAGTCGGAGAGCTCCTCGGGTGCGACCGCGGTCACGTTCGGCACGTAGGTGCCGATCGTCGGGTCGGACACCGACGTGATGCGGACCGTGTCACCGGCCGCGGAGATCTCGCCCTCGTAGTCGCGGTTGACGACTCCGGGCTGGGCGAAGACCAGCTTCTTCTGCAGGGCCACGAGAAGACTCGCGGCCCAGATCTCTGGCCGGAACCGGAGAATTGCCATGGTTTACCCCTTCAGGGTCAGGAAGCGAGCAGATCGTTGAGCTGGCCCGCGACGCGAGCGGCTTCGATCTGGTGCGGTGTCATTCCGTTCAGGTCTTGCTCGGTCAGTTGCTTCGGACCGGTTGACCCGTTGCGGGCACCACCGTCTGCGCCACCCTGGAATCTGCGCGCCGTTGCGGCGGCGAGGTGTGGCTTCTTCTTCAGCAGCTCCGTGATCGCGGCACCGATCGCGTCGGCGTCGATCTGGCCATCGTCAATGAAATCGTCGACCTGGCCCGCCAGCAGTGCGCGGGCATCCTCGGGATCGGCGAACAACTTCGCGGCCTTCGCCTCGATCTTGTCCAGCGCCCGGTCCCGGAGCACCTCGGCGCGTGCCTCGGCCTGTGCCTGCTTGCGGATCGCGTCCGCGTCCGGCTGGTCGCCGTCCTTCGGTGCGTTGGCCTTGGCGATCTGGTCCTCGAGCGCCTTGCGCGCGTCGCGTTCCTTCTGCCACTTGCCCTTCATCGCATCTAGGGCCTTCTTGCCGGCGTCGCCGAGCTGGCCGGCGTCGCCCGCGTCGCTGGGCTCTTGGTCGTCGACCGGATCCGTGTCGACGTCGTCGGGCTCAACGTTTGGGTCGTCTGAAACAGTCATTGCCTGTGACTCCATTGCGGGGTCAGTCCTCACGCCTTGCGCGTGCGGAAGTCAGAGGATGAAGCCGAAGCGGCGCAGCAGCGCGATCGCTTCATCGCGGGTACGGGCGTCCCGGTAGATCTGCTCGGGCATGATTCGGCCGATGTTGCTGACCGTGTAGCGCTGCCCGTCGACCTTGACCAAGCCGCCAGCACGCTTACCGAAGATGCCGCGCGCGGTCGTTCCCTCCGTCGTGTAGAGCCGGCCGCCGGCGGTGTACATGCCGCTGCGGGCGTTGACGACCTGGCTGATGTTGGCGCCGTCACGGATCGCCTGCGCGCCCGCATTGGTGAAGATCCGGTTCTGGTCGGCCTCGGACAGGCTGTTGAAGTACGCCTTCGGGCTCACGACCAGGTCCCCGGCGACCGATTCGGCGGCCGGGATGTGCACGCAGTCGCATGACGGATGCCGCTGGAAACCTGAGTTCCAGCGGTAGAACCGGCCGGCGAGGACCGCGCAGCGGGAGCACGACGGCGGGTTCAGCATCCGCACGTAGCCGCCATGGCGTGACCCGGTGACATAGACGCCGTCGGCGACCCGGCCCGCGTCGGCGACCTGCGTGCGCGCCATCAGACGCAGCTGCAAGCCACCAGAGAACAGCGCCCGGTCAGTTGCGGCACCCTGGGCGATTGCCAGGACCGCACTGATCGCGGGCTGCTCGAGCAGCGTCGAAAGGCTGCGCCCATCCGAGGCGACCCCGGACAGCGAACCCGCCACGACGTGCACCGGTTCACCCGCACCGCCCTGGACAGCCGGCACGTACGTGTTCGCGGCCTCGGCGGCTTGACGTTGCGCTTCCGCGAGCACCGCCACGAGCGCCAGCCTCAGACCGCTCCACGAGCGCGTGATGGCGTGCGGGTCAACCTGTGCCCACATCCGGGCAGCGGCGGCGTCAGCGGCTTTTACGAGCTGTTGGCGGGCCTTGTAGTGGGCCAGCGCCAGTTGTTCGACGGTGGCCATCAGCCAGCCGCCGGAACGACCCCTGGATCAGGTGGCCCGGGCGGAAGCTGCCCCGCCGGAACCCCCGCGCCGGCGCGCGCAAGCGCCGCCAGCGGATCGGCCTCGTCCTGCGCCTTCTTCATCGCGATGACCCGCTGCAACTCAGTCGGACCGAGCCCGTACTGCTCAGCGAGCCACTCGAACGGGAAGCCGATCGTCTGCAGCTTCAGCAGCGCATCAACGGTCTGCGCGTACGACCGGTTCTCGGCGTTCTTCCACTGCACCGCACCCAGCCGGCACCTCTCGGCGGCCTGCTTGTCGTCGCGGACCAGCGCGAACAGCCGGAACACCTCTCGCACCGGCGGGGTGAAGAACGTCTGCTCCTCGTTGACCTTCATCACCAGGCCGGTCTCCGCCGCGCGCATACCGTCGGCGTTGACGTTGACCATCCCGTTACCGAGCAGCATGTAATGCGGTGGCGTGCGGGTCTGGGCCGCGATGTGGCTAACGCCGGTGTCGATGACGCCGGTGAACACGTCGAGTTTCGCCGCGTCCCACTGGCCGATCTTCGACTGGTCACCGGTCAGCCACAGAATCCGGTCCTCGGCGATCTTCTTCAGATCGACCGCGCGTTCGCCGACCTTCTGGCCGGTGTCGTCGAGGATCGGGATCTTCGGCGGCTCCTGGCCCATCACCACCCGCGCGGGCATCGACGCGAAGTCAGCGGCGACGAACAGATACGCCCACAGCAGGTTGATCGCGTCCTGCATCGCCATGGTGCCCTCGATGTCCGAGAGCGGCTGGCCCTTGAGCATCGGCCGGTTCGGGAACTCGACGATCGGCACCACACCGAGCGGGTTCTTGATCGGCCACGCGGCGTCCTCGTTCGGCTGCCGCTTCACCCAGCCCGTCTTGTCCGCGGTCGGGACCATCAGCCCGGCCTCGGTCAGGAAGAACGGCTCCGCGGTCGTCGGCAACGCGGCGAGCTGCACCTGCATCAGCCGGGTGTGCGGCCGCTCGAACTTCCACACCTCATCCGGCGTGTACAGCGTCGCGTACTCGGTGTCGTCGTCACACCACGTCTTCAACGCGCTCAGCCGGCGTCCGGGACGCTCCGGGTCGCAGTCGACAACAACCTGGTCCGGGCTTTCCCACGTCGCGACCGGGTTACCGTCGTCGTCGCCCCACACCAGCACGAAAGACCGCTTCGAGATGATCGACGCCAGGAAACCCTGCGAGGCCTGAGCCTCCATGTCGTTCATCAGCCAGTCGTTCCAGAGCGTCTTCTCCTGGTCAGACTGCTTCGGGTCATCGTCGAGACGGAACCCGTCAACCCGCAGACGCTCGTTCGGCGAGTCCGCGACCGGCGCACACCAGTTGTCCGAAAACTTCGTGTACCGGTTCGCGTGGTACTCGCGCCACTTGTCCGACGCGAAACGCAGCGGCTGCTTGCCGCGGTAGTAGTCGTCGGTCAGCGCCACAGCCGGGCGGCGCTTGTTGAGGACGCCGTAAAGCCGTTCGACGGTGGAAAGCGCCTGTTGGGCGGTCAGTGCCACTGCGGCCCCTTCCGTCAGGCGCTGTAGGCGTAGGCAACAGTGGACGGCCACAGATTCGCGGCGGTCACATCGCCGGCGGCTTCATGGCACAGGACCGACGTCACGCAGGCGTCGATCTTCTGGGTCTGGGTGGGCTTGGCCAGCACATAGCGCTGGTTCGGCCGCGGCGACTTCCGCGCGTTACGGACGTGGATCCCCGTCGTCGGGCAGCCGTCGTGGGTGAACGTCGCGTCCTGCTTCGTCACATCGGTGTGGAGGCGTTGAGTCGCCGCGTGCATCTGGACCGTGCGATACGTCTCCCAGCGCAGCACGCGCTTGTCGCCGTACTTCGCCGCCCACTCGTCGATCTCCGACTTCCAGTCCGGCGGGTCGCAGTACATCCGCGCCACCGCGTACCGGTTGAACAGCTCGTCCACCGCGGCGTCGACCTCGAGGCGTGGCACCTGTCCGGAGAACTTCGCCGGATCCCAGATCGTCGGCTGCCGGTCCGGACCGAAACGCGGCGTGAACTGGAACCCGTCCTGCGTCTCGGCGCGGATCGCGGTCCAGTCGTCGGAGTCCGAGCCGTCAAAACCGAGAACGATCGTCGACCCGTACGGCACCTGCCGCACACGTGCCCGCAGGTCCCACTTGTCGCCGTCGAGCCACGCGCCGGCGCCGTAGACAATCCGGTTACCGAAGAACCGCTCCGCCTGTGCCGGATCACGCTCCGCCAGATCGGCGGCCTCGGCTTCGATCCCGTCGAGGTCGATATGACCCTTCGGCTTCAAAGAGTCGCCGTAGACAATCCGGTGAATCCTGCGCCGCTCGACCTTGTTGCGGTACGACAGCGTCGCCGGAGCCTGCTTGAAATCCCGGAGGATGTCCTCGGCCGTCGACTCGTAAGTTGACTGCGCCACGGACGCCTCAGACGGGTCCCAGCCGTTCGTGGTGAGCACCGCACGCCCGCCCATACCGGCAAGACCGCGGTACTGCGTGTCGGCGACCTTCGTCATCCGGCTCGTCTCAGTCCACAGACCAACCTCGTCCTGTGGAACGAACGTCACACGCTGGCCGAGCCGCGACTGCGCCGAGCTCGTCACCGTGTCGATGCGGCCGCCATGCGGAAGGCGGATGAACTCCTCACCGGTCTTCGGGATCAACTCGGTGAGCGGACCCTTGTCGATCATCGGCCGGAGCGCGTCGTAGATGTTGCCGGTCTGCTCCTCGGAGAAGGCCGTGATCTGGATCAGCGGCGTCGCCCACGGGCGACCCATCGCCTCACCAGGCTCGTATTCGTACTCGAATCCGCAGCCGCAGCCATGGTCCCGGCAGTCGTAGACCTCGCCACCGGACGCCCAGCCGGCGAACAGCGCCGGGCCGACACCTTCGAGGCAGACCTGCGCCGCGGTCAGCGGACCCTTGCCCCACTTCTGCGGCCGGACCAGCAGCGAACGCCGATACCGGAATGCCGTGGCCAACTGGCCGAGCGTCGCCGTCGGCTTCAGCTCGTAGTGCGCGTCGATGAACAGCGCCTGCTCGTCGTAGAGCAGAAACGGCTGGCCGTTGTCGAAGCCGTCCGGGATGACGCAGTGCGCCTCGATCCACGCCACATTCAGCGGACCGAGCGAACGCCTAACCAGCCTCGGCGGCGCCACGCAGCGCCTTCAACCGGTCTCGGGACGCCTGACGAGCAGGAGCGGCCGGCTTCGCCGAACGGCGGTCGGCAACCTCATCGCGGGTGATCTTCCACCGGTTCGCGCGCAAACCAGGAGTCGTCAAGCCCAGCGAATCCATCTGCTGACGGACAAGCGTGCCCAGATTCACCGGGCAGCCGGGAAGCTCGGCCATGGTCAGGTTCCGCACCATCAGAGCGACCTCGAGGTGCTGGCCGTTGCGTTCCCAGACGAAAGCCTGCGGCTTGGCCCACATCTGCGACCAAAGCTCGGCCTCACGGTCCGAATGGCCGACCAGCGGCCACGCCGGAAGGTCGCCCTTGCGGCCCTCGGCTGGCAGAAGCGTCCACTCGCCGGCGTCGCGGTCTCGGCGCAGAGCATCCGGATCTGGAGCGGGGCCGGACGTGGTTCGAGCGCCACCCTTTGGCATGTGGATCACCTCTCGGCCGCCTTGCGCGACACTGAGCGCCGTCACCTTGCGTGACCGGCTGATAGTTCTGAACCTGCCCGACCAGGGAGATGCC